CGTGTCACCGTGCAGATCGCCACCGGGGCTACCAACAGCCTTGGCGAAACGGTGCTGACGTGGAGCAACAGCAGCAGTGCGTGGGCCAGCGTCGAAGGCGTGTCCGCCAGCGAAGCCCTGGCCAACGGCAAGCAGGACACGTTGGTAACGCACACCGTGCGGCTGCGGTACTTGCCGGGACTGACGCAGACGATGCGGTTCGCTTGGCGGTCGCGGACGCTGGAAATTGTGTCGCTGCTGGAGAAGGGCAATCGCAGCGTCCATGAAGCCATCTGCACGGAGACGACATGAACGTAGAGTTCACGCCTTCGATTCCACAGTTGCAAGCAGAGTTTCGCAAACTGCCGCTGAACCTGCAGGCAAAGCACATGGCGGCCGCGTTGGGCCGTGCCATCGTGCCCGGCGTGCAGGCCCTCAAGAAGGCGACACCCAAAGGGCCAACAGGCAACCTCAGGGCGGCTGTGACCAAGAAGACCAAGCGATACCGAAAGAGCGGGACGGGCATCGCACTGGCCGGCTACGCCGTGGTGTCTCGCGGTTTCAAGTCGGACAAGAATGACAAGAAGAAGGGCAATCACGCCCACCTTTTGGAGTTCGGCACGCAGGAACGATTCACGAAGCGTGGGCGGATCGCGTCGTCTCTCAGCAAGCGGGGAAAGTTTGCTATCGCCAACACCGGCGGAAAGCTCACTACCGATACGCGGTTTTCGTTCTTCAAGTCCGCGCCGAAAGGGCAGTTTGTCTCTACAGGGCGAATGCCGATTGGCGGCAGCACCGGGAAGCCGCCGATCTTCGCGGCGTTCAAGCAGTCTGAATCGCAGATGAAATCGCTGGTTGGCAAGGAGATGGCAAACGCCCTGCAGAAGGCGATCAACGAATCACTGCACCCGCGGGGAGGCAAGCGATGAAAGCTCCTGACGTCGTGCTCCGCAGTGTCCTGGTTGGGAATGCGTCATTCACGGCCCTTGCCGGCACTCGCATCCATCCGCTCATGGTGCCGGCTGGTACGGCGTTGCCGTGGGTGGTTTACCGCCGGCTCGGCATCACCCGCGAGCAGGGGCTAGGCGGCCCGATCGGGGCTCCCAAGGTGCGGATTGAGTACACCGCGGTTGGTGCCACCTACGCCGCCGCCAGGACGCTGGCAGACGCCATGCGTGCGATTCTGGACGGTTACAACGGCACGTCGGACAATACGACGGTGAATAACGTCAGCCTTGACGACGAGGCCGACGACCTGGCGCAACTGGACGGAGCCGAGTTTCCCAACGCCTTCGCGGTTCGCCAGACCTACGAAGTCATCTACCAGGAGCCGTAACCGTGCCTGTCGCTACGCCGCACGACGGATCGGGAACGTCACTCAAGTTCCCGAATACCTCGACCTCGTACACGATCACAAACGTCGTCTACAACCTCAACGATCCGCAGTCCGGCGACACGATTGACGTGTCGCACCTGGGGCTGACGGCGGGTGCCGCCCAGCTTTCGCAGGATCGCCCGCTGGGGCCATCGGCAGCCGACACGGGCCGCGAGTTGACCTTCGACTATCAGGGAAACACGGTCATCGCCGACAAGACCACTGGCACGCTGACCGTTGCCGGCGGGCTCACGTTGTCTGGCATCGCTGCCACCGTCGTAAGTTCGAGCGTGACGCTCGCCACCAACGACATCATTCGCGGTTCCGCCACCCTTCGCGTGGCCCGCGTCTAAGCCGCGGGGGATCCCGTGGCCACAAACAGCGTTGGTATTTCTGTGACCTGGGGTGGCGTGGCGTTCACCGAAGTGGTGGACGTAGTGCCCCAGTACGCCGGCAGCGCCTCTCGCGGCCGGTCTGTCGTGTGGACTGATGATGCCGGCAGCGTGACCGTAGAGTGCCGCGGATCGGCAAACGTCAGCTCTTCGGAATACGGGCTGCGCAAGCAGATCGTCATTTCAGGCGGCGGCATGTCGTTGACAAGTCAGGCAATCTACCTGGGGTTCACGCAGCGTCCGACGCTCAACGGAGTGACGCAATACTCCGTTACCTTTCAACTCCTGGACAACTGACATGCCGGCACTGACCAAATCGCAGATCATCGCAGCCAACGACGGCCAACCGCTCGAGGTGGAAGTGCCCGAGTGGGGCGGCTCGGTGTTCATTCGCGTGATGACCGTGGGCGAGCGGGACGCATACGAAAACGAGTGGACGCTGAGCAAGATTCGCGGCATGGAGAACTTCCGCGCCAAGCTGCTGCAGCGGACGCTCTGCGACGCCAACGGCGTGCTGCTGTTCACGGCCGGCGAGCTGGACGCACTTGCCGCCAAGTCGGCCGCGGTGTGCGATCGGCTCTTTGCCAAGGCCGCGAAGCACAACGGCCTGAGCAAAGGCGACGTGGAGGAGTTGGCAAAAAACTGAACCTGCGGCCGGATCGGGTGTTCCTCCTCCGTCTGGCCGCAATGCACGGGATGACCGCGGAGGAACTGTCGCAACGCATGAGCAGCAGGGAGTTCGCGGAGTGGCAAGCGGTGGACAAGTACTTCCACCCGCTGCCGGATCCGTGGCTCCAGACCGCTTCAATCATCGTGGCCATCCTTGCCAGGGCAGGGGCGACGAACGTGCCGACCGCTGAGGAGTTGGTGCCGACGGTTGGTAAGCCGCCGCAGCACCAACTGCAGATAGACGAGCAGCTACGACGGATGGAAGCCGACCTGAACGGGTGACGACATGGCAACGGCAATCGGACTCGCCATGCAGATCACGGCCAACACGGCCGGTCTGGCGAAAGGCGTTTCCGCCACCGAGAAGCTGCTGGGCAATCTCGGCCGCGCTGCCGGCAACGTAGACAAGTTGTTTGGCACGTCGTTCGCGGCGTCGGCCGCCAGCGTCGGCGAGTCGCTCACGGCTCTCGGCATCAGCGTGCCCGGTGCCGTCGCGGGGTTTACTGCGCTGGCCGCTGCCGGCGGGGCCACGATCTCCTACCTGGTCAGAACCGCCGATCAGGTGGAGCGGCTGACGTTTGCGGCCGACAAGTTGGGCGCCTCATTCGACTTCGTCCAGGTGCTCGACGAGGCGGCCCGCCGGTCGGGATCGTCCATCGACAACCTCGGCGTGGCGTTCAACAAGCTACTGGTGAAGATCAGCGAAGCCCGCGGCGGCAACGACAAGGCCGCTGCGGCGTTTGAACGGCTTGGCATCCAGGCCAAGAGCCTGCAGGCGCTGACGCCGGAAGATACGTTCAAGATGGTCGCCGAAGCACTCGTGACTATCGAGGATCCCGCAGAAAGAGCCGCGGCCGCAATCGCCATCTTTGGCAAGAGCGGCGCGGAGTTGCTGCCGACGCTCAAGGCAATCAACGAGTCCAGCAAGGACATTGAGCGTTTCAACGCCGCGATCACAGGCGCCGACGTTGGGCGAGTGCTGGAAATCGACAGTGCCTTTGAGCGTTTGGGCACTTCCGTCACCGGTGTTTTGCGTTCCATCACGCTGCCTTTTGCCGGCATCCTGTCTAGCGTGGCGTCTGGCATCGCCGACGTGATTGGTGGCATTACGAGCATCGTCGTCCCCATCAAGCAGGTGCTGACGCCGGCGCTCGACGGACTGGGGGCAGTCGCCGGCTTCGCCCTGTCCGCTGTCGGCGGCACCTTGTCGGCCCTCGGACTTGGATTGCAGACGGCCGTCTCGTTGGCGAGCACGCTCGCGCAATGGACAGGCATTTCTTCCTCCGCGGTGGACAGCATCGAAGACGCGACCGTCGCAACCCGCGAGCTATCGGCCGCCACCGAAGAAGTGGTCAGCCAGCTTTCGCTGCAACTGACCGCAGCGGAGAACCTGCGAAAGATCGAAGAGGCTAACGCCGCGGCGGCGGCCGACGCCAACAAGCGTCTGCTGGATCAGCAGCTTGCCGCCGAAGAGAACAAGAGGCGCATCGAGCAGGCAAGCGCCGACGAACGGCAGAAGGCGATAGAGGAACAGCTGGACGGCCTGCTTGAGCAAGAGCGGATTCAACGCCGCATCGCCGCATTCGATGAGGAGGCGGCACGCCAGCAGCGCGAAGACTTCGCTGCCGCATTCGCCGCACGGCAGCAGGAAGTGGCCGACGAAAACAACCGCATTGCCGAGGAACGCCGCACGCTCGAGGAACGGCTGGCCGGCCGAACGGCGGAGATTCGCGCGGCCCGCGGTGCCGAGTTCTCCCGCCGCAGCGATCAGCCGTTGCGGGTGCAGGACGTTCGCCGCGGCGGCATCGACGACGTGCTGCGGTTTCTCGGCGGCCGGCAAGATCCCGCCGTGTCAGAAGCCGCCAAGCAAACGACCGAACTGAAGGCGATCAAGGCCGCCATAGACTCCCTGCGGGCTGAGCCAGTCACCATCCTGGGGGCCGCCTGACAATGGCCTACGTCTCCCACCGCGAGGTGTTGCCCCGCACGTTTCGCCACCGGCTCGGCGAAGCGCCGGTTGCAACGCGCGTCTTAAACATCACGGTAACCGAGCCCATCGCCCACCAGCTGGCGATCAACACTGTCGGCATCGTGCACGGTTCCGTTCACCCAGAATACGGGTTCCTCGTCTGCACCGATGCCGCGATCAGCGAGCCAGACCGGCATCACGTTGAGATCACCTACACCTACGAGGTTCCCAAGGGCGGCGACCCCCAGCAGTCGAACCCCAACCCGCTGGCGCGGCCCGACGTGTGGACGTTCTCAAGCGGAACCAGCAGCGAAGTGCCCTGCCTGAACTACTACGACGGCAGCGGCAATGGCACCATCAAGCCGTTGACCAATCTCGCCGGCGACATGTACGAGGGACTGACGGTGCCGGAAGCCGAGGTGCGGTTGACGATCGCTGGCAACCGCGCCGCGTTTCCTGGTGCACTGGCTGCCGCCGTCACCAACGCCATCAACGACGGGCCATACCTGTTTGGGGCTAAGCACACCTGGCAGTGCATGGGAATCGGTGCATCGCAGGCCAGCGAAACGGTCGGCAACACGCAGATCAACTACTGGCAGGTGACGGCGGAGATTGTCTACCGTGCCAGCGGCCACAATCTAAAGCTGCCGCATGTCGGCTGGCACTACATCACAAGCAGCGGCGGGGCGAAGTTTCGCACCTACGTCCGCGCCGATGACGGCAGCGACGTGCCGGCAGCAACGCCGCAACCGCTGACCTCCACCGGATCGCAGAAGTACACCGGCGGCACCAGCGGAATCCCGGACCAACTGGAACGCCGCGTGTACCCCGAGGTGAACTTCTCAACCTACTTCGGCACCCCGCCATTCTGAGGCCATATCCATGCCCGATATCTCGTTTTCCATCAACGCTCAGGTGACGCGCGGCAACCTCAACCGGCAGATGCTGGCCTCTGGCGTGACTGCCGACATGGCTACCAGCGGCATCGTGGGCGACACGCTGTCTCTGGGCACGGCCACGCAGTCGATCGCCACGGCCAGCCTGACGAGCGTCGGCATGTGCTTCGCCCGCAACCTTTCCACCGTGGGCACTCACACGGTGAGCTTCGGCCGGCTCGACGGGACCGCCCTGTGGGAGTCCGTCACGCTGCGGGCCGGGGAAGCGGCGTTGTTCCGAATGTCGTCGGGCAACTACGGCGCGAAAGCGGCCGTGGCCGGCACGCGGCTCGAGTACCAGATCACCGAGGGCTGACCGTGGCGCAGCGTCCAGACGGCAAGCCGGCGGG